CGCCGTGTTCAAACAGGCTCGTCCACCTTGGTAGGCGATCTTGCCGGACTTGAGGGTGAGCGCCAGTTCTTTGACGCTGACCGATTTTCGCGTGCGTTTCTTGCTGAGAGCAGACATCGATCAGACCGCCTTTTCGGGGGTGATTTGGGGGATGCCGGGGACCTGGGCCGCCGCTTCGGCGTCCACGTCGTAGCTGATCACACCGAGTTGGTGTCGCGTCCCGGACATCTTGGAAACGATTTTCGGCTGAACAAGGCCCATGGCCACCTTCAGCGCGTGCTCTTGGGCGGGCGGTAGGCCTCCACCGCTGGCCTTGTCTTGTCCTTCTCCCAGCGTGCCGGTGACGGCGAGCGCCGTCGCGGCCGGGGTCTTGGGCTTCGGGATCGCGTTGACGATCGACTTGACCTTGTCCAGGTTCGGTTCGGCCGCGAGGGCCTTCACCAAGTCCGGGGTCAGGTCGGGTCGCGACGCCATGAACTCCGCGCGGGCTCGCGACGCTGCCGATGCCTCGAGGGCCGCGATGCGCGCATTCGCTTGCTGGAGGGCCACGGCCATCGCCTTGGCCGCTTCGTCCTCACCAGCAGCGGCGGGCGCCGCGGCAGATTCCTCGGCCTTCTTGTCGTCCGCCGGCGGGGCCGCGGGTGCTGGCTCGCTGTCCGGGGGCGCGTCCTCGGCTTTCGCCTCGTCAGCGTCGTCCTCGGCCAGCGCGCGCAGCATGCGCTTGGCCTTCTTGGACTCGCCCTCGTCCTCACTCTCGGCGAGTTCGGCGAGTGCCGAGTACATGTCTTTCATCTTCGGTTTGGCCATCTGGGCGTTTCCTCTTGGGGCGATCTGGAGCCCCCCTGAATTCAGTTGAGCGTACAGGTCCCCGAGCGACAAGACTCCGTCAGCAAGGCCCGCGGTAACCGCATCGCCTCCATTGAAACACGCGGCCTGCATTTGCGCAAACGAGTCTGGCGGTTGCCCGCGCATCTCGCTGACCAGCTCGAAGAATGCGCCGGCCAGGTTGTCCACGTGCTGCTGGATGGCAGCGCGGGCCTCGTCCGTCAGCGGGATCTGCGGGTTGCCGTCCGCCTTGCGAGCGCCGCTCGTGATGGCCGTGACCTGAACACCCATGGCCGAGAGCTGGGCCGAGACGTCGGTCAGGGTCTCAATCACGCCAATCGACCCGACCACGCCGGTCTGCGGCAGGTACACCGCGTCAGCACTGCAGGCCAGTGCGTAAGCGGCGCTCGTCGCCTGCTCGTCCGCGTAGGCCACCACGACCTTGCCCGCCGCGAGCGCCATCGCCCGGATCTCCCGGGCCGCGTCGAGGCAGCCGGCGACCAGGCCACCGGGGCTGTCGATCGCGAGCAACACTGTCGATGCGTTCGACGCCAGCGCACAGCGCACGCGCTCTACCACGTCGTCGTAGCTGTCCCACAGCAAGTCGCAGTGGTGCATCAGTGGCCCGCGCACTGTCACGCATGCTACGGTACCATGCAGTTCATACGGGACTGCTTGCGCCCCGCCGACAAATTCAAGCGTTAGCGCCTTCGGGTCGATCGCGAGCGAGCCCGACCCGAGCCCTCGGAATTTCTGTGCGGTCATCAGTTGCCCGCCGGTACTGGTGCCGGCGCTCCGTTCGGTTTGGGTTGCGGCTCCGGTTCGGCAACCACGGCCTGCCCCTCTGCTTGCCCAGCGGCCTCGAGCTCCGGGATCGTCTTGTCGTCGCGTTCGTCGCCGAACGGCGGCAGGCCGCGGCTCGCGCGCGCTTCCTTCGCTCGCACCACCTTGGCCAGGTCGGTCGGCGCGAGGTCAAGCGCGATCTTCTCAGTCGACGTCTCGGTCACCGGCTTGAGCGGAAGCGCAAACCGCGCCTGCAGCTCCGGCATATCGATCTCCACGCCGTGTCCCGCCACCGTGCTGGACAACTTCGCGATCGCGTCACTCGCCGTGACCAACGTCGTCGCCTCTCGCTGCCGGTCCTGCGGCGTCTTGGTGTCCCACTTGACCGTCACGCCCTCGAGCATCGCGGCCTCGCCGAACCTCTCGAGCAAGTACGCTGGCAGGGCCTGCGTCGTGATCGTGTGGCTGAGCTCATCGCCGTCCGACTGGATCAGGTCCGCGCGGATCGACTTGAACAGGTCGCCGTTTATGAACCCGCTCCCGCCGTCGCTCGTGACCTCCTGGCCCGCGAGCGCCATCCGGATGTCCCGGTTCGAACTCTCCTCATCCTTCTCCCAGACCTGGTGTCCCTCACCGCCGCTCTCGAGCAGCTTGGCATCCCACCCGATCGGTAACTCAAACACGGAGTTGTAACCCCACGCCGCGATCTTCGCGAGCATGCCGATCCGCTGCGGCTCAGTCGCGCCGAGCGGGGCGGTCAGCACGCGCGCGGGGTTCGCCAGCTTGCTGCCGTAGTTCGCGCGCGCGAGCTTCGCGTGGGTCTTGTTGATCCACGCCTCGCCGCACGGGATCCACGCGCCGAACTGCCACGGGCTCATGCGCCCGCCGGGCATGTGCAGGATCCACCGGCCGTCGCCGGGCGTGATAGGGATCAGCCCGACGGAACTCCGGAAGTACCAGCGCCCCTCGTTCCACCGGTAGTGCAGGAACTCAGGTTCCAAGCGAATCATCACGGGGTGCGCGCGCCCGGGCACGGGTCGCAGCTCCGCTACCGCGATCTTCAACATGATGGCGTCCTGCACCAGCAGCTCGAGCTCCGCCGGCGGGAACATCTCGTCGAACACGCTACGGCTGCCGTTCATCGCCTTGAGCTCGTCCACGCCCTCGGCGTAGCCCTCCAGCGTCCGCGGCAACCGCACCAGCCCCGCGGCGCGCGTGGTCAGCAGGCCGTACAGCACGCCGTCGCGCCGCATGGCCCGGTAAATCTGCGCGGCCTCAGTCAAGTAGCCGCTGTCCGCCAGGGCCTGCGCGGTCTCGAGGTCCCGCAGGTACCAGCGGAGCCGCGTGACCACCAGCGGCGTCAGGTTGCCGCCGAGCGCCTCGCGCTGTTCGATCACGCCCGGGTCGTCCAGGCGCGGGCCCGCGTCCGGCGGGGGCGGTTCGTACGCGGAAATACCCAGCAGCTGGCTCACGTATGAGCGGAGCGTGTCACCGAATGCCATGGTTATTCCCAGTCTTTGAGGGCGTCCCACGGGCTGCGCGCGCCGTGCCGTCCGTCCTCGTCGTCCGGCTCGGGCCGGTGGATCGTACCTTCATGCCGTGCGTCGTCAATCATACCCGCCAATGGGACCCACCACAACGCGAGCAGCACGGCGTCCCCCGTGTCCGGGCTGCGGCCGAGTAACTTCTTGACGTCCACCTTGGGCGTCGCGGCGAACTTGCCGCGGATGTTGCTCTCAAAGCTCGGCGCGCTCAGGTCCTGGTCCAGCTTCGCGTCGTCCGGCAGCTGTAGCTCGCCGCGCTCCGCCATGTCGCGCGCGCTGCCGAACCACTCGTCCCGCGCGCGCTGGAACACCATCGGCTGGCGGATAGCATTCGCGCCGGCGCGCATGCCGATCACGTGCGCCTGGCCCTCGAGCTCAACGCGCAGCATGTTGAACAGCCGCTCGCCGATCGGGCCGTCGCGGTCCAGCATGACCACCGGCGTCTCGCCGGGCGCGCCTCGGTGCGTGTGTAGCAGCGCGCGCAGGTGCACGAGGTGCGCCTCGGGCGTCAGCCCGCGATGCCGGTGCACTGCCAGCACGCGCGGCCCGCGGCGGACGGCGAACGCGCTCTCGTCGCCCTCACCTGAGCTCCCCGCTGGGTCGAGACCGACCACCAGCTGGTGCGTCCGCCAGGACTCGTCCGCGTCCCGCCAGGCGACGTGGCACTGCTCGAGCAGCGTGCTCGGGAAGATCTTGCCCTCCTCGGCCATCACGAACTTGCCCAGGATGCGCATCTTCCAGAACGGGCTGTCCTCGCCGTACTCGCGGCGGAACTTCTCGATCTGCTTCGGGTCGGCCAGGCCCGGGATCGGGTCCTCCTCGCCGGTGCAGTTCGGCGTGTCCAGGCTGGAGATCTCCAGCGTCTTGTAGTCCTCACGCTTGCTGGTGAACGCCGAGTAGAACTCGCCGCTCGTCTTGGTCGGGTTGCCGATCAAGACGAGCTTGGCCCCGCCCATCATGTTGCCCTTGATGCCGGCGAACAGGTCGTCCCGCACGCCGTTCGCCTCGTCGACCAGGTACAGCAGGTGCGGCGAGCTGATACCGGCCACGGCCTCCACCTCTCGGCTGGTGAACCCAACGATCTCCGCGTCCGTCTCGGGGTCTTTTAACCCGGAGCGCGCGATCTTGTGGATGTCCCCAGCGCCGGGGATCGCAACCTTGGCGTTCCGCACCAGCCAGCGCACCTCGCGCCAGATAATCCCGTTGACCTGGTTGTCCGTGACCGCCGTGATGATCACGCGGCTGCGCGCAAAAGAACAATAGAACCACAGCGCCAGCGCAGCCAGGACGGTGGAGTTATGCGTTGGGATCATCGACGGACCAGCTAGGTATAGGTGGTCCGGCGAATCAACTTCGATACAGAACGAATCTTCCCGGTCCGGCAGGTTCTCAATCGCGACAATGGCCAGACGCTTGTGCGCGTTGCGTTTTTGCTGCCAAGTCGTTCGCTGCTTGGCCAACTTGCGCGGCACCCTAAAAACCGACAGAGGGTTTGCCCACTCAACGTGCCACTTTGGGCCGCAGTCTTTCCCGTACAGCGTCGCGCGCTTCTCGTGGATCCGGGTCTTGAACCCAAGCGACCGAGCCAAGAATACGACGGACTCAGCGATCTGTTGGTTCGTGTTGCAGAACTGCACCATGCCTTTCGGGCTGCAGTAGCCGTCCGAGTCCAGCAGACCCTGGAGCAGCGCGAGCCGTTGTTCTTTCGAGCCGGCCAAGTACGCTGCCGGGACGTGCTTATTGTTCAAAACTCCAAGTTCCCGGAGAACTGTGCACAGTCCAAGGAAATTCTGCTGAACTGCTTTACCCGCTGCTTGCTGCGCCCCTCGCGCAAACCCGGCCCATTCAAATGCTGCTAATACTTCCGGGTCTTGCGAGCAGATCTGCCCGGTGGCGCTCGTCCCGTTCCCGAGCCAGTACCCTAAAAGGTACGGGTCAAGCGGTAATTTTCGCTCGGGCAGCTCAAGCGGTTCCGGCAAATCTATCGTCAAATTGATGCACCGGCGCACCCCATTTGGCACCGTCAACTGCTCCGCCATGTGCCGGGTCTCGAGAATTAATGGGTCGTTATTGCGCCCGGCCTTGCGGCGCTCGCGCGTGTGCACGGACCATTCGTGACGCTCGTCCGCATCAATCCAAGTGCCGTCCTCGAAGTGAACGCGCATCATCGGCCGGTTGGTCTGCGGGATCTTAGCGGTGATCTTGCAAGGCCGTCCGTCCGTGCCGAACACCTGGTCCCCGACCTCTAGGTCCCCGTACTTCCGCCACCCGCGCGGAGTATACATAAGTGTATGAATTGACAGGTCTTTTCCGATCTTGTGGCCGCTCACGCAGGCCACTTGTCCGAACTGGCGGACGGCGTCGGCTATCTCGCGCTGCCCTCGCCACAGGCGGATGCCCAGCACGTCCCGGCAGAAGCCCGCCGGGTCAGCGAGGTAGCTGCGCACCTTGTCCTCCGCGGGCCGCAGCTGCACCAGCCGCGCCCGGGCCCTAGTGGCTAGGCTGGCGGCTAGTGGGTTTCCCTGGGCCTGCACCCGATCAGAGTATCAGATGTGCTGCCAGGCTTCCAAACTGTCCCCGTTGTGACGCTTTCCCCCCGGATCGATCGTTACCACGTTTACAACCGGATCCGTGACATTTCCAAAAGCGTATAGGCGCCATCCAGGTCGCAGGCGCCATCCTTTCTTTGCTTGCTCTCGTTCAATATATGCGCACAGACGGTGCATTTCGATTTCCGCAAAATTGCCCCGTCTGTCAACTTTGATAGGCGCTCCGATCCTGCCTTCCAGGATTTTCCCGATGTCTATGACTTTCACCACGGTTCCGCGGGCCTGGTGCAGGGCGTAGGCCTTGGCGGCCTCGTATGTGTCGAACTCGCTTTGCAACTTGAGGGGTTCCGGCTTCGTCATGGCTTCTAACGCCGCAAGCCCCGCGGCCAACTAAGGCGGCGGGGCGATTAAAGGCGGTCCAGCATTCAAAGCTTGTGAAATCTTGTGTTTGGCTTCTTGTTTGGTCATGCCCTAGCCTAATTGCACTCCGCGTGCCAGCCCGTAAGTGCCCGTGACGCCGTGCGCAATCAAACACTTAGCGGCGTAACAGCCGGGTGTTACGCGCGTCACAGGTGTCACAAGTTACGCAAATGTTACGCACCGGCCAGCCGCTCCCACGCACCGGCCACGCTCTCCAGGGCGTCCGGCCAGGCCTCCAAAGCCCCTATCGTCGCGGCCTCCACCTGGTCCCACGCCGGCGATAGCATCACTTGCTCGGGCGTGAGCTCGGCCGACGAGCCGGCCATTTTGCTGGTAACGCCCAGGGCTTGCGTCAGCTTGGTCAAGATGTTCGCGCGCCGCGCCAGGTCGGGCTCACCTTGGGCCTCGAGCAGCCCGGCCCGGATCAGCCGCTGGGCCGACGCCAGGTCCTCCCGGTGCGTCGCCCGCGCCTCGGCAAGCGTCGCCGGCTCAGACGGCTCCGGCGCGTCGGGGCCGGCCGGCGGATCCATCGCCCACCACGCCCGGGGGATCCCGAGCTCGGACTCGATCGTGATCTGGTGCTTCTCGTCCGGGTGGCGCTTCCCGGCGCGCCAGTTGCTGATCGTCTGTTGCGAAACCTTAAACCTTACGGAGGCTTCAGCGAGCCTACCGCAGCGTTTGGCGAATTCCGTTGAGCCGAGTGTGCGCATGGGTGTGAATGAATCCTGAATGAATACAATGAAGGTGGAACCTAATGATTCCGCATGTTTAGAACAGATAGTGAATAGATATAATGGTTATTTTCTGGCC